TTATTTGTGCTTATACAGCATAATGTCAGTATAGCGTGAGATGTGTGTAACGTTCTGTGCGCACTCCTTTTTAATCGCCCCATGAAATGGGTTATCAGCCTTTAGGTTTATTTCCATCCACCTGCAAAATTCCAAAATTGAACTTTTATTTGAAGTGAAATAAAAGTAATTAGTTCCCTGTAACACCTGTAAGACGTCCAAATAATCACCCAACTTCCAGTAGCAGCTATATGTAGAAACGTCCGTACTCAAATAGGGCGGATCAACGAGAAATACAACATCCGGGTGTGGGTACCACACCCGGAAGAGGTCTCGATAATCCTGTTTTACTACTTCTATGCCATCTAAATATCCATCGGCATTATATTCCGACAATCGCAGCTTATTATAAAGTGTCTGCTTTGACATCTCAGCATAGTTTGTTGCGTAATTCATTGAGAACAAGAGGCTGCTTGACAGGGTAATATAATCAACAAAACCGCCTTTTTCATCCTGCTTAATGCGCTCTAATACGGCTTTCTTTACTAGTTCGCTCACCTTTTTATCCGCTTCCGTAGTGGCAAGCAACACACGAATATCTGACAATAATTTATTTGTCCTGGACATATTTTCTATACGCACATGGTAGTCGTCAAAATCGTTGTAAATAACACGGCAATCCGGTCGCTCTTGCTTGACAATGTGGCTCAATAACCCACTACCGCCGAATAGGTCGACAAACACGGTAGCATCAGAGAACTGTTTTAACGCTGCTTTAAACTCATTTACGAAACGCCGTTTTTGACCCTGAAACGGTAGCGGGGATTGAATGTGATTTTTCATTTCTTAAAAAAATATATACTTTTGTAATCTCAGGTAAACATAAAGGTGCCATAACACCAATCAAAGGCTTTTAAGCCCTTGTCGTGGTGTTATGGCACCTTTGCTTTTCGGTATTGCCTGAGAAACGTACCGAAGGGAGATGGGGGCTTTCGTTTACCCCGCTATTTTAATTCACAACAAAAAAGTCAATAGCCATTTCCGCCGTTGGAGCCGTGGAAAGATAAATAGTAAAGCTGCCAGCACTTTTTACTGTGCTTTCTATTACTCCACCCGTGCCATGTGTGGCGGCAACGGCTGTAATTATCGAATTGGCGGTTACCAGGCTATTGGTAACTACAATAGAGGTTGCTCCTGCTGCTACATTTACACGGCCTGCACTTTTGTTGATTGTTTGTGCTCCTGTGGTTCCAACCGGTGTTATCGTGGCTCCGAATGTCAAGCTATATGAGTATATATTTTTGATGGCATTAGATGCTCCGCCAAACGTAAGTGAATTGTCTGCAACCGGGGTTAATTGGTTTGCCGTGTTTAGCTGCAATTTTATCACATCGTTTACGCCTAATTGCAGGGAGGTATTGTCTCCAAAAATACGATGGGCATACATGGAAAGTGCAGGATTGGTATTGCTGCCAACAATGCTTACATCGGAGGATATAAACGAGATGTTTCCGCTTATTCCTGTTAGGCTGGTGATGTCGGAATTTGCTCCACTGGCAGCGGTGCCTAGGTTGGCACGTGCAGCTGATGCTGTAGTTGCACCTGTACCTCCTTGAGCTAAAGATAAAGCAGTAGTAAGACCTGTTAAAGATGTAATGTCAGAATTAACTCCACTCGTAACATGGGCAACGGCTGTATCATTGGCAGGTGTGTAATTATATGCTGTATATATTTGACCTGTTGAATCTATTCTAGGTACACCATTCCAAGGTGACACAGGTGCTGAATATTGTTTTAATACTCCCGTAGAATATAAGTATAAAAGTTTTTTAGTGATAGGGTTTATAACCATATCTTGTTGCGAAGTAGTTAATCCACCATCCGATTCGAATAAAGGAATCATGTTCACAAAACAATTTGAATCCGATGTATCGGATATTGTAGAATGAACATCTGTTGAGTACTGAACTAGATAATTAATCCCACCTGTAACTTTTCTTCCCATTACATAAACACCCCCTACTGTAGCGGACACTAAATATGGGTACATTCTAGTTACTGACATATTACATCTAGTAACAGTTGATAAAGACCAAGCTGTTGCAAGTGTTACTATATTAATAGCATTATCATAAGGTAGATAAATAGTTTTTCCATCAGGAGAAATATCAAAACCGTGGATATAAGTGTAAGTAATAGAAATACTATTACCTGTATAGGAAACAGTAACAGCATTGCTCATTACTGTCATGTTATATTCAAGTAATTTATTAGATGTTAGAATGTACATTTTTTTCTCATCGGGAGAAATTCTAAGGCCTACAATTGAATTAGTTAATTCACTTCCATAACCAGTTATTAAAATATCTTGAATATAGGTAGTTATATCTGTTGGTGTATTTGTAGAATATCTTACGATAGATAAAGTGTTAGAACTAGATATATACTTTCCTACATACATGTGCGTTGCATCGGCATTTAAACCAAATGCAACATTATCACCTGTAACTATATTATTTAATAGTGTGAATGTTTTTGAATCATTCGTAATATCTCCTATATTTTGTGTGTTAGAATAAAATACAACATTACCAGCAATATTTGTTTTTGAATTAAACAACTCATTAACAGCTCCTATAAGATTTTTACTTGTTGTTAATAATTCTGAAAACGAAACGTTTTGAAGCCAGTATTTAAAAGCTGTAAATATTCCAAGTACCGTTGCGCGCTTGCTATTGTCAGTGCCAGAAACGAAGTCGCTATCTGTAGCAATAGTAGCATCTAAGGCATCCGTTTTTGTTTTGTCAGCAGCGGATTGAAGTCCGGCGGTACTTTCGGTAGCCAAATCAACCTGATCTATTCGTATGTATGAACCCGAATAACGATAAGAGTAATTAGTTGCTAAGTCAACGTAAATTTTCCCAGACTCACCCGTTATTGCTGTTGTGAGTGCTGAATCGGAATAAAACACAGAATTGCTGTAATAGCCTTCCACCACGTCGTCCACATAGGATGGTAATTGTGTGGCTGGCACTTTTCCATTTTCTAAATCTGCTTTCAAATTGAGCTGAGCCGTAACCGCAGCATTTGAAGGATAAAATGTTGTGGATGTTTTATTTGTATCGGTGATTTCCGTCACCTTATTTCTTGCATCTTCTTTTAAAGATAATAGATTATCCGCGTCCGTCTTTGTATAGACTACCGCGCTTTCCGCTTTGCTATTTAAGGTGTCTGTGAGGCTATCTATATTTGACATCGGAATAGTATCATCTTTATGATAAAAACTATCCATCCATGCCCAAAATTGTTCCTGAGTAGGATAAAGTCCTTTGCTAAACCACGCTTTTAGCTGTGAAAGTGCTGTCTTTGCCATGTTATTTATTGTATTTTAATTATAAATGGAATTACAAAATAAGGAGGTAGATGTTTAAAGGGTTGTCCGCCCCCATTTGTCATTGCTGCGATAAACGCGGATGAATTATAATTATACGATGCTCCGACCATGTCAAAAGAGCTCCAGCTTGGAGCTTGATAATAGCCATTATCAGCATTATGTCTATATTTTATCTCATGCGTATGGGTAGGCATCTCATCTATTGTCAGCGTATGTTCTTTTGCGTCGGAATATTTTCCGATTTCATTAAAATCATTATCATTGGCATTATATGCAACGGGGAAACGGCTACGCATATCCGGCAGCTTGAAGGTATCTCCACTTCCGCCAAATGTGATACCTATCAGGGCAAATAACTCTGCGTAAATATTTTTATTCAGGCTTGACCCATCACAAAGAGCCCAAGTAGTGGATGGCATCGTAAGAGCAGGCCACATTTTTATCGTACCTACCGCTTCGGGGGTTTTGGACGCTAAATCGGTTTGCAGCTGCGTTACTTTTTCAGATAATGAAAGATTTGTTTCTACCGTTTTAAATTCTGTAATGTCAAATTTTTCAGAGCCTACGCCATGTGCGCAATAACGGTGCAAATAAGCCCCCGAATAAGAATACCCATTTGCCGTGATACTATCTGTATCTGTTTGTAGATAGATAGTGTCTTGTGAGCCGGAAGCCACATATAAAAGTTCGCCTTTTGGGAACATCATTGTTGCTGTAAAAATATAGCCTTCGCTATATGTATTGCCTGTTTTAACACATCCGCTTAGGATGTATTTACTACCTCCTAGATTTCCTAAAATAGAAAGCAACGCTTCGTTCAATTGCAAGTCATAAAGTCCGTCGCAATCGAGTGGAAAACTTTTATTGGTAAATAGCTCAAAATCACCAAGCGTGTGGCCGGTAGGTATTATCCCGTCATTCATATTTCAATCAATTAGTTAATTACAATATCAAATCGTTTACCCGCGAGCTTAAACACATTGGTGAGTGCTCGTATTTGTTGTTTTTGTGATGAAATGTCGGAAGGAATCAGTACGATGAAGTCAAAACCATTTGTGCTCGAATATCCCCTTGATGAAACGATATATTCACCGGACGATCGAAGCGGAATTCCAACAAGTCGTTGTTCTTCACGCCAGTATATTACATCCACCTCCGTGGTGTCAGCATCCTGTATCCGTATCCGGCGTTCCACAGTGTCAAATTTATCATTGAGTGCTGCCTGTAGGTAGCACATTTGCCCGTTGTGCTGAAGTTGGTACAATATATCTTTTCTATATTGCAGAAACCGGACGTGTATATTGCTAACCGGACTTGTAAGCAACTGACACAAACTACCCAAAATTGGTTTACGTAGCATGGTAGGCAATAGCATTACGGCTAACTTTTTAAAGTCGATCATGTAGGATTGATTAGCCTTCATACGCTCTCATTTCAATGTTCAAATTGTCCTCATTGTACGTAAAATAGCCTGCTGCAGGCACCACTTTTTCGGCTATTCCTACAAGCGGTGTTCCTGAGCTGGCCGACTTGAAATCGGCTATTTTTACCCCATCCACGGCCTGCACGGCATCTATAAGAGCCATGTTGCTATATTCGCCGTTAAAAGGCAAACCCTGTATATAGCCTTGAATAGACGTTTTAACAGCGGTTAAAACGTCGGACTCCGACAAAATAGGGTTGTAATAAACAACGATTTTAGAAGCGAAAGCATCCCCAACCTGATTTATTACGCTAAAGCGTACGCCTGCATATTTTATTTGCTGAATATAGGCAGTGAATTGTGTTAATTCCGGATTGGTATCTGTATCGGCAATGGGCGCAAGGCTTCCCACTTCGCCCGTGGCTATCTTTATAATTAGCAATGAGCTTCCACTTTCTTCTATAGCAGCCGCGTATTTGATTATTTTAGCTTTTGTTATATCCGCTTCGCTCATGTTTGACGTGTCGTATTCGTCCGTATCATCAACCAGGGGTTGGCCTTTCAAAAAAGAAAGGGCTTTATCTCGATACCATTTAGGTGTGCCGGGTATCATGTCTTCTACTATTTCGTTCACATCGCTTTTATGTGCATCGAATAAACACTCAAGCAGATAAGCTGCCGCGGAAAACAGATAAAACAATAAGTTTTCTACACTTACTTTTGAAAATTTAGCGTCAAAATCATCCCCGGGTGTAAATCCGTAAGCGCTCGCTAGTACTGAGTTGCTCATAAACTCTGTTGTCAGTCCCTTTTTTATTTCTGAAATTGTTCGTGCCATATTTTAGCTTACAATTAAATCAAGTTGAATACCCATGTAATTTATTCCGCCAAAAACGGTATCCTTATCTGAGAGTCCGGTGGCGGGTACGATACTTTTTAACACATACGCGGAAACCACTTCCAAATTTTGTACATCGGTTAAGGTCAAAGAGCTTCCGGTGGTCAAATCATCCGTAATGCTAACCGCGTTTTCCGAAGCCAACGCGAAGGCTGTTTCAATGCTGCCTAACTTTTGTATGGCAACATCCAATATCGTTTGTCTCGATTTTACCGTGATACTACTCATACACTGCTTTTAAAATCATTTCACCCGTTGACTTATCAATGGTTAATGTATCTACCTTCATGCCATCTTTCGCGAGTTCTTCACGAATGCTTTTTTTCCAAGGTAAGACGTCCTCATCGTTTGCCATATCTTCAATACCAACACCGAGAAGCGGGTTTTCTTTCAATTCTCCTTTTTGTGCTGAAAGAATGATATATTGATTTTGATACAGCGTGTCACCAATTACCAAACCTGACGTTATTAACCCCTCACTATCCTTCTCAACATTTATCAGCAGGTCGAGGTCTGAGCTTATTTGTAATCCGGTTTGTTTAACGTTCATTTAATTAGTGTTTAAATGTTTTATCTTCAATCCCTGTAGGGCTATCAGTTGTTATCGTTATCGGAGCTCCAAGTCCATTAAGGGCTGTTGATATTGTAGTTAAGTCGGTTTTAACTTTCGCCATCCAAGCCGTAAGCACATTTATGTTTACCAGTCCACCATTTGAGCCTCCATTCACGGTAATATGATCTATTTCGGTGAACTGAAATACGGTTAAATCCCGGCTTTCTCCACCCATATCAATAATACCGACAACCGAACCCACAACCGGGGTAATTATTAGCTTATTTGTGCTATCATTACTCACGGCGTTAAGACGAATATCAGGAATCTGCAAGCTGTTTACCTGCACGGTGCAAGTGTCGCCCTCCACGCTCACCACTTCCGCCGTGAAGGCACCAATTTCAGAGCCGCCGGCTATCTTTCGTATTATTTCCTTTATCTTTTGCGCGTTTGTCATACGTTAGCTTATTTTTTTGCCTACCGTTACCTTTCGCTTGCCGCCCGATTGCGAAAATTCCGTTTCCACGGCCAACACGTAATAATTGCCTTTTTTCACTGGATAATCCGCATCATATATACTTACCTTATAGCCCGCGTTGCAATAAGGTACCAGCCAACCGTCAAAGCTGCCTTCATATCCGGTATATTGTTTCGCTTTCAATGCTTCATTAGCCATTTTCAGCAAACTGTCTTTTTTGGAAACGCCCGATATTTTCAGCTTCATTTTATCACCACCTGTAGTTCCTACCTCAACCTTGATAGTTTTACCATCAGCCCCTTTGCCTTCCACCTCAACAAGATATTTTCTATCAGACTCTATTTTGTATTTCAAATCCGATTTTTCAATGTTCACCGCGAAATTATAATCAGCCGTACCGAATATCTCACTATATTGCGGGTGTACGTGCAGTACGGTGCCTTTCATATACACGTTTGGTTTAGCCTCCTCCTGTATCTTTTTCAGCACATCATAGCCGGTGGTCGAACGGATTACGAACTTATCGTAACTGAAATCGTAATCGCAGGATAGGGTAAAGCCTTTTCCTATTTTAGTGTTTACATAGGTCAAAATTTCGTTTACGGATATTCCTTTTGCTTTTGCGGTTTTATTTATTAATACGACATCGGCAAGGCTTACGCGATAATTAAATAGCTCGTCCTCACAATTCAGGGTAATAGCCCCGTCGTCCGTGCTAATGCTTTCAATGTAGCCCTCAAATTCCGTTACCAGGTTATCATCATAACCCAGCTTGATAAGTACCTTGTCACCTCGCGCTATTTTACTTTCCACTTCCAAATATTTGTTAAAAACAGACCCCGGTAACAAGATAGTGGCCGTGTCAGACAGTTGTTCGACGGATGTTTTTATTTTTACCGAATCGACCATCATCAATTGATAATTGCCTATTTCTATGTGGAAATTCATGTTTAACATATAAATTCTTGTTCAAAACCTTTAATGAAATTTTCTGTAGCTTTCTATACAAATAGCGAGATTCTCGTAAAATCTCGCTATTTCAATACATTTTTTTCAACCAGCAACGTGTAATTGTCGTCGCTATAGCCGTTAATGGTGAATGCCTGATTTTCAATTCCCTTTGTAAAGGGAAAATCATAACTTTCAATAGAAATTTTGAATATTCCAAACACGGAATTCAGAAAATTACACACGATGCCTACACTCTGTGAGGCTTCGCAAAATAGGCGAAGTTGCTCCTCATAATACGCGACATCAAAGCCATCATCAGAGGTTAAAAGTCCACTTATTTGAATAGAATAATCATCCTGACTCCAACGTTCTTTAATGGATCCTCTCATTTTACTTTTTGACACGTAACGCCGGGTGATAATATTTTTTCCGCTTATGCTAACCAGGGGGTCAATCGGCAGCAGAAAATCGCTTTCGTCTGCTTTCAACTTTTCAAATGTGATGGGTACCTGCCAATAAGTAGAACCCAACGCGCTGAGGCCATTGTTTATTTGTTCTTGCAACGCCGGGTCTGTCACGCTGCCATCTGTGCTATTCTTTACCGTAACCACGGTTTTGAACGGCACTATGGGAATCAGCGAATAGCCTAGTGCTATCTGACTATTAAGGGCTATGCTTGTAGCATCATCTATCGGTTGTGTAAAGCTTCCTGCCATCTTATTGTGCGCTTTCGGCAGCATAAAGTACTCGCATCAGAGCCTCCTCCACCTGCCGGGTTACATCCTGTGCATTTTCTTTTATGCCTCCTTGGAACACGATGTTTTCTACCATCTTGCCCAGGTTTATTGTTATTTGCGTGTTGCGGGTACCACCGCTGGCCACGCTTTCAGCCGTTTTCTTGTTTTTTGCCTTTCCATCACCGCCGGCAGCAGCGGCACCTGCCGTGCCGGGTATCTTTGCCGGGGCTATTCCGCCTGCACTTTTAGCCGTCTTTTCCGCGTTACTTTCGGGGGTTATCAGGTTAAGGCTTTTTCTTAAGTTAGCTATCATCTGCTCACCTCTTCCTGCTAAATATCCAAGTCCTGGTATATGTGCTAACAAACCTAATAATTGTTGCACGGGATAAAGTATCGCATCGAGCAGAACGACACCAACACGTTTCAAACCACGGATAATATGTCCACCCGAAAATGCCTGGTCAATTGAATCCCAGTTATTCTTTAAGGCCATTACCATATTAACTATTAAACCAATAGGACCTAACACGAGCAACAAAGCAGCCCCCCATTTTGAATAAGCATTGATTGCCGACCATACTATAGCAACTAAGGCTGCAATAGCCAGCACAATTAATCCCACAGGATTCGCATCCATAGCCGCGTTAAGAATCCATTGTGCCGCGGCAAATAACTTCTCTTTCACGCTTGCAGTTAAAAAGGCATCGCCCAATACATTTATTGAAATAAGTTGAATGCCCTGCCATAAGGCTGCCAGCTTTGTGATAGCTATCATACCAAGCGCAATAGCTTTATATGCAGCAATAGCTCCTATCAAGCTCCAAATAATTGGATTGCCATCTTTAATGCCTTTAAATATCCAAGCTATGATATTAAATAGCGGCTTTAACACAACGGAAACTAAGCCCTTGAGCACTCCACCCACAAACCCTGCGATGCTCGCAATATCCGCCTTGTTTTCTTCCAAATAGTCTCCGAGTTCGGAAAACAGGCCACTCACGTAATTGAAAACAGGTTCAAGTGCACCGGCTACGGTTAGCAGGGTGGTGCCTACTTTATCCTTGAATTCATCCATCATTTTTTTGTAATGGATTAACGGGGTGGCATCGTAAGCCGACTTTGCCGAACCGCCGAATTCGCTTTGTAATTCGTTGAGTATAAGCTGCTGTGCCGCTTCTTTTTTCCCGGCTTCAACCAGCTTTTTCACGTGTTCTGTTTGTTCTGCCGACAAATTCACGCCTACACGCCGTAGGGCTGTCATGCCCAGTACCGGGTCTTGAAGTGCTTTGCCTACTTGGATGGCAGTGCTCTGCACGTCCTGATGCATACGGGTGGCCATGTCGGCTACGATTTGCGAGGCTGCACCGAAATTCTTTTTTGTTATGCCGGGAAAAGTAACGAGTAACGAACTCATTTTCATAAGTTCTTCACGCGTGAAGGTGGATGAATTATAAATACCCTTGTTTATCTTCTCAATATCGGCAAAGCCAACGCCCGCCGCGTATCCGGTACTTTCCAACCCTGTTTTAACCTGTTCTTCCGCTACTTTAAGTTTACTCGCCTCTTCAAAAGCACTGGTAAAATATTCGGCTATTTTAAACAAGCCGAGACCTACACCCATGGTCATAGCGATGCTATTCAACGAGGTAAAAGCCCCTTTAAGTTTTGAGGTAGAAGCATGTAACTTTTCGCTTTCATTTTTCGTATGCGAAAATTCCTTACCTATTTTTTCAAGACCGCCGGTCATGGCATCTTTCAAGGTCATTACAAATTCTACCGCTCCACTCATTTTATCTACCTGCTTTTTCTAGTTCTTTACTTTCCAACTGGCGGTATAACCATACATCAAGTACGGATTCGCACCAAACATCATCTTTTAATTTTTCGGGGTGTATTTCATGTAGGTAGAATCGGATTAGTGAATGTCCGGCGCGGATAGTTATTTTATCAATAAATTCATCCAGCTTGCTTTGTTCTTCACCGCTTTCAACCTGCCAAAACACAGAGCCCTTTAGGCGTTTTTTATGCTTACCAGGTGCTTTTCCCGTAAGTCCTTCAAGATACGCAACACGGGCATGTGGTAATCCAGGTTCGAGGCATCCTTTAGTTCTGAATCACCATCCAACCACATGGCTTCAAGCATGTTTTGCTGGGTTTTAAATGGAATATTGTCCGGGTTATTCCGTTCTGCATTGGTAGTTATTTCAATGCTTACCGGGCGTAGGCGACAGGCTTTGTCCAACACGGTTATCTTATAGGCATTGCCGTCTTTTTCCACTTCTGCATCGGCGTAGGTAATAAAGGCATCTATTTCATCGGCTATGTCCTCAATGTAAGGGCTTTCAAGCAACGCCTTATCCCCTGCCACATGGCAATTAATAGCCATAGCCCGCTTAAATTCGGTTGTGCTCTTTTCAATTGCTTTCAGTGCAAAACGCCAAATTCTCAAATCCGGCTTACAGAAATAGCCGGTAAGGCCATCAATGGTTATAATCTTTATATCCCCGTATTTTTCTTTTAGTTCGTCGATATTTACTTTTTCCATGATATTATTTTAGATTATTTAGGTAATGTTCTTTTTCGAAGGAAAATAAAAGGCAGTTTTATTTCCGTGAATTTATCTCCTTGTTTCCAGTCCTTTGCGTCCTCGGTAAATTGAACGCCTTGTAATACATCGGTAATGATCACATCGCCTTTTGACGGATTTCCATAACACACAACGCAATTGAGCTGCAAGCTCAACACCGAACCATCCGTTGCATTCGCTCGTAAGGTTTCATAATCGCTCTGCAACATAGAAAGTTCGCCGTCGAATGTTATGTTTCCTTTTTGTATTTTCAGCGGTAGGTTTCCTTTACCAAATACCGCCTCTTTTTCCTGCTTTGAGCCATATTTTACGCCCCTGATTCCGGTAATGTCTTTACCGCCTACTAGCAGGGTGATGTCCGCCCATTCATATTCTCTACTATCAAATGCCATATCGTTCTATTTTTAAGATGTTGTTTTAAATCCCAAATAAATATTGATGTATTTAGCGTAACCATACGGTTTTACCCTCAATTCTATCTTTATAGTCGAGTTAGTAACCACATCCTGCGTTTCATCAATGTAGGTTTCCACACCGGTATCTGTTGCATCGCCGGGGTCGTTACCCAGGTTACCGTAAGCTGTCATTTGGTTTTCAATAGCTACATCTATTTCATTCTGAATGTGCTTCACGATAGCCGCCGGCATGGTACCTGAATCGGTTACGGGAATTTCATCCGAAAGCTCATTTACGGCTGTTTTATAGGCTATACGGTAAGCCTTATCTATCACGGCACGGCGAGGGATAAGAGCATAATCATCGGTAGCCGATGTTGCCAGCTTGTCATCACTCCAGTAGTAACCCGATTTACCGATAAATGTACGGGCGGTGATATAGCCGGAATTGTGTATAGTAGCCGGTTTTCCGTTTTCGGCAGCCACACTTCCTATATAAATATTATCTACCCCTATAGCCCCCGTTTTCACACGAGCAATAGAGCGTTGCACGGGTATGGCCGCGATACGTCCGGCAAGCAAGCCAACACAGGCAGCGGTACTGGATACAACGGTGTCGGCTATTAACACACCTATACGGTTGTCCGATCCGGTGGCCAAATCGGCCAAATCGGAAGGTGTACCGGAATAATGGCGGCCTTCGATAAGAATAAAAAAGGGAGCATACAGGCTTTCGGTGTAGTATTCCGCTAAAGCCTGTCCTTTGGATAGTGCCGTTGGCACGTCACTATCCAGCCCATTCAAAATGGTTGCTTCATAGCCTGTAGGGTCTGATTTTGCTACAATAAGGTAAGTAATAGCCCCTTTGGCACTCTCTATCAGCTTCGCGGCATATTCACCATCCTTATCCAGTATTTCCGAAACCTTTAGCGTGTTAGCTACACCCATAATCCACATAACGGAATCCAGCGGGGCTTCGGTATAGAATTCGGACACGGCTTTATATAGCCGGGCGTTATTGCCAGATGTAACCCCTAAATCCCCCAAATCAGCAAGCGAGGTTAATTGATACGCCGTGCCGAGTACAAAGGTGGTACTCACGGAAACGGCACTAACTACGAGACCACAAACGCGGTCGTCAATGGCATCGCTGGCACCGATGTTGCCGTTTTCAAAATAAATTTTCACACTGGGTAATCCTGTATTTGCCATTTTATTCAGCATTAAAAGTTTCTAATTCTCCACCTACTTTTTCCAAATGTCCTTCGGCTGATGTTTTTTGTGTAAACCAGTAGCCGTCTTTCGTTCGGTATATTTTTATCGCACCGCTGTTATTCATTAGCTGTTTTGCCAATGTCTGTTTTGCTGCCTGTTCTGCTGCCGCTTCGGTGTCAGCTTTAGTTGTATCGGTTGCAGTAGTGTCGGTACCGGTAGTGTCAGCTTTAGTGGTATTGGTACCCGTAGTGTCTACTTTAGTGGTATCAGTTGCAGTAGTGTCGGTACCGGTAGTGTCTACTTTAGTGGTATCGGTTGCAGTAGTGTCGGTACCCGTAGCATTTGCTTTTGTAGTATCCGTTTCAATAGTTGAATCTTTTGCCATAATCGTTGTTTAATTAAAGTTTAATAATTCCAAATCGTTTTAAAATGAAGAAAACAGCGATAACAACACCCACTCCGATAATCCATGCTAGAATCACGAAAAAAGAGGAGGTTTTTGTTTGTTGTTTTACTGTCTGTTTTGTTTGTATGCTGGCCTTGCTTTTCGCGGTTGAATTGTCTGTTTTGGTTATAGCCTGTGTGATGGCATTTTGTGTCTTGCTTACCTGCTTTTTTTGAGTTGTAGCCACGTGAGTTATATATTGGTGTCCAACGCTATCGGGTTTACTAAAATAGGTATCGGTTATCTTAGTAATGATACTGTCTGTTTTACGGGTAGTATCAATAGTTTGCACGTGTTCGGTAATAGCATTTTGTATTACCGATGTGGTATTAGTCTTTTGCTCGAGGCTGCTTTTTACCGTCCTGCAACTCATGAATAACGGGACAATCAACAGCATGAGGACAGGTATTCGTTTTTTCAAATGCTTTTCTAAATTTTTCCAGTTCATTTTTGACGGCTTTAAGTTGGTTTGTAACTTCTTTATTTGCTTTTTTTTGCTCCTCATTTTCAGCCTTTCGAGCTTCATTTTCGGACTTTTGAGCCTCAAGCACCTTTGACATTGTTTCTATGCTGATTTTAGCTACTTGAGCTTCAATCAGCGGTTGCCGTTTTTTTAATGTCATTTTAGTAATTACCACCGTGGCTACGCTGGAAAATAGGATAGACAACACGGCGGTTATTGCTGTAAACATATATTGCGTTTTTTCAAAATAAGCTCAGAAAAAACTTCCTGAGCTTATTCAATAGGTACTTTATTCTGTTTTTTTTTCACTGTCGGTTGCAGCAGCTTCTGTGTCGGTTTTAGCGGCATCCGTATCGGTAGTAGCAGCTGTTTCATCAACCAATTCATCTTCCCAAAACGGTACTAGCGATTCTGTTACAACATTTACGGAATAAGAAATCCGGCCATCTTCATATACAATGGCCTCTTTGATAGTTCCTGTTACCTTGTTACCTTCAGAATCGGTGAACGTTCTTTTCGTGTTCACGTCTGCTTTGAATTCTTGTGTCATAATCTTGAATTTTTATTTGTTAATAAATCATTTATCAGTTTTTGTTAGTTGAGCCGTAACCCCGGTAAATGCAGCTGCAACAATGATGTATTTAAACACATCAAGTAATGTTTCCGGTAAATTCAACCCCATTGTTGAGTTTGCCGTCCACGCAGCAGTAGCACCAGAAGCTATGTATATAGCTATGCTTCTTACTTTTTTAAAGAAATCGGGCGTTTCAGCTTTCAGCCTGTTAATTAATTCTTTCATTATTCAAATACTCGTGTTGTCCAGCCTTTGTAGAATTTCCATTGTCCGGGGTTACGTTTACAGATAGTGTAATAGCGTTTAAGCCTTTCGTACTTATATAGCTTAATAAAGTTTTCTGAGGTCATTACAGGCCTCTTGTTGAGCTTTTCGATGCTATCTTTCAGTATAGCTACGTTATCTTTTACCGGGGCTTTTGCAAAGCAAATAGCCGGGATAAAAAGGAGTAGAAATATCAGTTTTTTCATTAGGCTAAATCGTTAATATGTCCTATTGTATTACCCTTATCCCATGTACCCAATACAGTACCGGCCATTGATAAGGCAGGAGCTACACCGTTATTTATCGCTGTATCCATCAGCTCGTCGGCAATCGCTTGATTGTCGATGGCATCACCGCCTACTTTATCCCAAAATTCCGTTTTGTAAAAAGAATTTATCAGTTGCAATAAAGTAGCATCCTGCTTGAGTGAGTAAGGAAAATTAGCATCTTTTTTATGTCTATCAACTAATGCCCAGCCTTGCCAACCGGGATTCATATTGCGGGCAATGCCTGCCACGGTTTCGCCTCCGCGGTCGCGGGGTGTGTTGTTATATCCAAGCTTTTTATTTGTAGCTCCTTCGTTAGCAAGCGCTTTATTCAGTGCTTCATTCAAGTTTGCCATTCGATTTTATTTTTTTTCAATAAGGTGGGATTTGAACCCACCTTATTGGTTTATCTATGCCGCGGCTTGGCTAACCGTTACCGTTTTTGTTTTTCCTGACAACACCAGCGTTACGGTAAAGGTACCTGTACGAGCTGCACCTGTATTAGCAGCAGCTACCACGCGCACCGTATTATCTACTTGTGTTACGGTAAACCAGGCCGTTGTACCATCCACGGCTACAGTCCAGTCCTCTGTTGCTGTAATAGCCACACTCTTTGTTTCACCTGCCGCTACCACATCCACGGCATCAGCGGCGGATACGGAATTGGTGTCAAGAAGCACAACCTCTTCACCAAAAGCGATATTGGTATCCGCCTTCATGAGCATTTTAAAGAAGTAGAGTTCACCGGTATTGGTTACTTTCTCGATTTGAATTACATCCATGTCATCCTGCAAGTTCACGGCAGCCCAAAGATTCGTGCCATAATCCATACCCGTGATGATTGCAACCAAGTAGTTAGAAGGCCAGTTTGCCAACTTTTCAATAGCGATGCCTTTAAATTGCTGTTTGTTAATAGATGTGTAATCTGCACCTTTGTTTGGCTGTTGTGTTAATTCTGTATCGTAAATGTCGAATTCATCGTAAGACATCAGGATACGCAGGTTAGGATTTTCTCTAATAGCTTTTGGAATCTTTGCTTTCAAGTCGGTAAGTTTTCCTACCATTGTTGTAGCCACTGAGGTTACTCTAATTACATCCGTATCATGAATAATTCGATATAAAATACCGTTGAACAACTGAGCATCGGTTGTACCGTATTGACCTTGAATAAAATGAAATCCAAGTTCGAACGTAACCTGTTTTGCCATTGCAGCTAACAAGGCGTTTTGTGCTTCCGGTGGAAGTTCGGCAAACACTAAATTGCCCTTGGGTTGCCATTGCCGCCAAACTTTTTCAAAAGATCGTGGATTAAAGGTGGTAAAAGCCATAAAGTCAACCGGCTTTAGTTCATGCTCGGAATAATTATGGTCGCCTTTGCTATCGGCAACATCCGGTTGTTCTTTCCGCTTTTGCAGCATGGTTCCTGTTTTCAGGCGCGGAATGCTGAATTTTAGAGATACGTTTGGTTCTACATGTATTAAGCCTTTTTCAACAAGGTCATTGCCGGTTGTTGCAACGGTTAAAATCTGCTCTAGTACCTCACCGTCGTAGTTTGAATTCTGAATATTAATTGCCATATCTTTTTATTTTTTTTGTAGGTTTTCTTTAATTTGTGCCATTCGAGCCTCCCAAGGGCTTTTTTTATCAGCATGAGGCGTGTCGACTGCCGATTTTTTTTTCGGTAGCGCATCCAACACGGCCTTCCCATTTGTGAAATCGGAAGTAAGCAAAGCCACATAGGTAGGAACCTGTACTTCGGTAATGCGATGCTCTTCTTTTGCCGCATTCACAATACTGTTAATTTCAGCCGTATGAGCTTCTGTTTCCTTTTTCTCGTAAGCAGTCAGCTTGTTTTGATACTCGGTTAACTTATCATTCAAGCCCGGCACCTTGCCGGCTTCTGTTTCAATTTGTCCGATGCGTTCTAACACATCTTTATCAGTTGCACAATTGGCAAACATGGGACGTTCTCTTAATGTTTCAAACATAGTTGTCTGGTTTGTTATTCTGTTAGTAAATAAATTCATAAGTGCTTCCGGCGTTAAATCACCCGGAACGGGCTCCACGTCATAAAGGCCATCAATCAGACCTAATGCCAAGGCTTCCTTCGCGGTAAACCAATGTTCGTTGCCGTCAAAATAGGCTGCTTTAATTTCGTCCGGTGTTTGCCCTGTTTTTTCAGCATAAATATTAGCCAGCGTATCTTCAAGGGAATCCAGCATATCAAGGGTGCTTTGTATTTTACTTTTATCACCATAACAACCGCCTTGCACGCTATGTATCATGATACGAGCGTATTTACTGGCCTCAACCGGTTTTCCACAAAGAGCGATAACACTTGCTATGCTTGCAGCAACGCCGTCGATGTATATCTTGATATTCGCCGTGCTATTTCGTATAGCATTAAAAATAGCGATGCCTTGAAAAACATCCCCACCTACCGAATTAATGCGAACATCAATGTTATTGTAAAGAGCCTCCAGCTGCTTGAACTCGGTAACAATGTCATCCGCACTCACATCACCCTGAAAGTCCGATATGCCCTTGTATATCAATAAGCATACTCCATTATTTCCGTCCGGTATCGCGTTAAAATATTTTGTCATGTTTCATAAAATCAATTATTCGTAGCAATCAATTATTCCCTGTTCGTTGATGCAAAATTGAAGGATAAAAAACAGCAGCACAAAAAGTTATGCAATGTTTGCCCACATATTTCATTTACGCGTGAAAACGGGTCAATTTTGCGATAGAAAAAGGAAAAAATGGCAAGAGATTTAACAACATCGCAAAAAAAAGAGCTGGCTAAAACACTCTATTTAGATAGTAATAGCCGACTTACCATACAGGAGCTGGCCGCTAAAGTAGGCGTAAGCCGAAACACCATGTCCAAATGGATCAATGCCGAAAACTGGGATGAACTCAAAGCGGGCATTACCATTATGCCCTCTGAGCAAATAAAGATGTGGAACAGGCAGATCATGGAAATAAATAACAAGATAGCAGGCCGACCCGAGGGGCAACGCTTCGCGAATAATGCCGAGGCCGACACGCTGGTGAAGCTATCAACCGCTATAAAGAAAATAAAGACGGAATCAAACATCTCGGATGTTATCGCGGTGTCCATCGAAGTAACTCAATTCATCGGCAAGTTCGATTTTGACTTTGCCAAAAAAGTGGCTGAATATTTCGACAAGTTTATCGCTCAAAAAATGGACAAAAAGGTATGACACAGGAGGAGCGCAATAAAATAAGAGCCTGGCAGGAATTCATTAACGGAATACGCCATGCCACTTCTGTGGATGATACGATAAGCTACGAGGAGCTGGAAAAGAAACGCCTTTACCTTGAAAAACATCCCGTGGAATGGATGCAATACATGTTCCCGAATTACGCGAAATATGAGTTTACCTACTTCCACAAAGCGGCCATCAACCGGATAATAAAAAACGAGGAGTGGTTTGAAGTGTTGAGTTGGAGCCGCGAGCTGGCAAAAAGTACTATTGTCATGTTTTGCATAATATTCCTGGTACTTACCGGGAAGAAAAAAAATATTATCCTAACCTCCAACAACGAAACAAATGCGATAAGGCTACTCGACCCCTACCGGGCTAATTTCGAGGCCAACGGACGGATAAAGCAAATGTATGGCGAACAGCAAACCGTGGGTGACTGGAGCGAAGGTGAATTTGCCTGCAAATGTGGTGCGGTGTTCCGCGCACTGGGTGCCGGGCAAAGCCCACGAGGTAGCAAAAATGAAGCAATACGCCCGGATGTACTGTTAGTGGATGACTTCGATACCGATGAGGACACTCGCAATCCTGATATTATTGATAAACGGTGGAAATGGTGGGAAAATGCCCTATATCCTACACGGTCTATTTCGGAACCGACAACCATTATTTTTTGCGGCAACATTATCGCGAAAGATTGCTGCGTGGTGCGTGCCGGGGCTATGGCCGACCACTGGGATATCGTTAACATACGGGATGAAAACGGAATTTCCACATGGCCGGCAAAAAATACAGAGGAGCTTATTGACCGGGCGCTTTCTAAGATATCTACCCAGTCAGCACAAGGCGAATATTTCAACAACCCGGTTACCGCGGGTGAAATATTTAAAAACGTGCAGCTTGGTAAAATACCGCCATTAACAAAATTCAAATTCCTTATCGTGTACGGTGACCCGGCACCAGGTGAAAACAAAACCAAAAATTCGAGTACCAAAGCGGCATGGATTTGCGGAAAATTAAACGGCATTTTATACATCATTAAAGGCTATTTAAACAGGGGGCTGAATTCGGAATTCATTAAATGGTATGTGTTGCTTGATGAATATGTTGCCGGGAAAACAACCGTGTATAATTACATGGAAAACAACAAGCTGCAAGATCCATTTTTTCAGCAGGTATTTAAGCCGCTCGTATATCAAAAGCGAAAGGAACTAGGCGAAAACGGAAAACCGTCAACGCTTAATATTTTACCGGACACGGAAAAAAAGACAGATAAGGCAACACGTATAGAAGCCAACCTCGAACCACTCGACCGCGAGGGTAAATTGATATTCAACATTGCCGAAAAGGACAATCCAGATATGCAACGCCTTATAGACCAATTCAAACTATTTACATTAAAACTTAAATATCCAGCCGATGGCCCTGATTGTATCGAAGGAGCTAACCGAATTTTAGATAAAAAACAGGCCGAAATGTTGCCGGATGTAACGATTCCAGTAAAAAGAATTACAGCAAAAAATAAAAGAAGACTATGAGTGCATTTATAACAACAACCGATTATAACGCCAGCATCCATGCTGAAATACTAGATGCCCTTATACGCTCTGATGAGGCTATCGTGGAGGTATGCGAGGACAGAGCTACCGCTGAAATGAAAGGCTATATGAGCAAACGATATGATTGCGATATCATTTTTGCCCAAACGGGTGACAACCGTAACCAACTCATTTTAATGATGGCACTCGACATCGCTATCTATCACCTCTTTTGCATACACAACCCGCAAAAGCTATCGCAAGTGCGTAAAGATAGATACGATAGGGCTGTAAGCTGGCTCAAAGCGGTAAATACCGGGGCAATCAATATAGACGGGGCTCCGATGCTGGAGGAGGAGCAACTGGCAGACAACAGCCGCTTTATAATGGCTAGTAATCCAAAACGACAAAATCACCTTTAGACCATGGCAGAAAAAAAAATCATACAGGGAGGCTTGTTGCCAAACCCCAACCAAACAGAACCAAACACCGTTATTTTAACAGCACCGCGTCGATTTGGTATTGACATAGAGTATTACATGCATACCATTCGTGGAGCGGATAACATCGATTACGCGCTGCGAACAAAGCTTTTCGACCTCTACGTTGACATATTGAGTGACGCGCACTTGTATGCCGTGATACAAAAACGAAAGAGTGCCATTTTAACCGCTCCTATTCAATTCCAACGCGGAGGTGTACCGGATGACAAAGTAAACGAGCAAATACGCTCACCCTGGTTCTTTAATTACCTGGGCGATTTATGGGATACCAACTTGTACGGATTCACCCCCTTTCAGTTTGACAAAGAAAACGGGTGGATAACCTATCAGCTTATTAACAGGAAAAACGTTGACCCGATACGCCAACTGATACGGAGAAACCAAACTGATATTAACGGAACGCCCTTCGATGAATTTTACAACATTCTATTCGTTGGTGATAAGCGTGATTTGGGCTTGCTGGCAAAAGCGGCTCCTTATGTATTGTACAAAAGAAACGCGCTTGGAGACTGGAGCCAATTTGCTGAAATATTCGGCATGCCCATACGTGAATATATTTACGATGCCGCGGATGAGGAGACACGCCAACGGGTAACCAAAGATGCCATGGAGCAGGGCGGTGCAGGGGTGTACATACACCCGGAAGGAAGCAGTATGAAACTCATCGAATCAGCGCAAAAAACGGGAAGCGCGGATGTTTTTGGAAAGCTCACCGACTTTTGCAACGCGGAAATTTCCAAATTAATATTAGGAAATACACTTACCACACAGGCGGGGGATAAAGGCACGCAGGCACTGGGAACCGTGCAAGCCGATGGTGAAAAGAATTTGAATCTTGCCGATAGGCAATACATCTTAAATATTCTGAATTATCAGATGTCGGATATATTCGCCGCTTTAGGGGTTAACACCAAAGGCGGTGAATTCATCTTTCTCGAAACGGAAGATAAAGACATTACCACGCAATTAACCATTGTACAAGGGTTGTCAGCCATGGGATTGCCTATTTCAAATGAATATTTGTATAAAACATTTGGGATAGAAAAGCCCGAAAATCCAATAGAACCCGGGAATAAACAACCGGACACGGTACCTGAGCCTACACCCGAACAAACACCCACACCGAAACCAAAAGAACCCGAACCAACACCAACGGAACCTACCTCCAATTTTTGGAAGTCGTTTTTTAATCATGCACGCCATTTTTTCGGGAACGCCCCGGACAACAACGGGGCTTTAAACTGGTAGTTGATAGTTGTTACTATGTGGATAATGTTACACGTTTTAATAATGAATCCGGCTTCTCGTTTTCCGATGACGTGATAGCAAAAGCATTAAACAACATATACAAAAAAGAATGTGATGTAAAGAAGGACATCGAACCGAATATTTTTAAGGAGACCTTCCGAATTATTAACGAGGCCGCCGACAAGGGGGTAGCGCAAAGTACCGTTAATACTTCCGATGCCTTCAATAATGCCTTACGCTACAATAATGCCGTGTATGCCGCTTTCCGTACGCACCGGATGCAAAATGACATAGCTACCCAACTACTGGACGACAAAGGTAAATTAAAGCCCTTCGCGGCCTTTAAAGCGGATACGGAACCGCTTGTAAGCCACCATGTGAATGCGTGGCTGCAAACGGAATATGACACCGCCATCCGCCGCGCCCATTTGGCCGCCGACTGGCAACGCTTTACCAGCGAAAAAGATGTGCTGCCTAACCTGGAATGGCTACCCAGTACAAGCATTACCCCCGGTGAAGATCACCGCCCGTTTTGGGGCATGATAGCCCCTATTGATGCACCGGAATGGGATATGAACCGCCCGGGCGACCGCTGGGGGTGTAAATGTGGATTGAGAAGTACGGACAAGACACCTACACCGATACCACATGGCACGGAAAACGATAAACCTTCAGCCGGACTGGAAAATAACCCCGGCAAAGATGCCATGCTGTTTGCACCCACGAACCCGATGCAAGCAAATGCTTACCCGGGGGCTGAAAAGGCGGTCAGCGGATTTATCGATGAATTAGTGGCACAAAAGGAAATTGAGGACGTGGATTTTGACCCCGAAAAAGAAGCAAAAGAAAAGAATATTGCCAAACAAAAAATTGTTGCTTCGCGAAACGAGGTGAAGGACTGGGCGGACAAGGAAATACCCAAAGGAAAAGCACTTAACATAAAGATAAACGACAAATACATAAACAAAATAACCCTTACCCGTGCGTCGGTAAAAACATTAGTATCAAAGCCACATTCTGACATTATACAAAGAAATAACGCCGTGATGAATATGAAAAAGTTATTTAACAAGGCGGATTTTTACGGCTGGGCGGAAGACGAAAAAATAAACGGGATAAAGAAACACCCGGATGTGGATTATTGGATGTACTACAAATCGGATGAGTGGTATGTCTGCGTGAAACGCACGATGGATAAGCTCTATAAGCCTTATGCCATAGTGGATGAAAATGATTTCACTAAAATTGTGGGCGTAAAAAAAGAAAGCCCAATAAGGTAAGCTTGCAGGTAAAACCTGGGCATCTCTTAAAGGACTTTCCGAATACAAATTTACAAATTTATTTCAAGAAAACAATGACTCCTGACGAATTTTTAAAACAACTGCAATCCAATTCCGCCGACATAAAAAAAGCCATTAACCGGACAATACCTGTAAAAATGTGCAACACGGCCATGGAATATTTCCGTGAATCGTTTATAAAAAGCGGTTGGGAGGGTAATGCATGGAAAAAAACGAGACGGCAGGAAAGCGGTGACGAATCGGCGGCGGCCAACTACAAACCACTCACCAGTAGCCGCAACCACCTGATGAGTAATTTCACCAAAGAGATAGCCCCGGGAAAAAGTATCGTACGAAATAAAACGGAATATGCCGAAATAAATAACAATGGCGGCACTATCAACACCCACCCTAATATTACTACACAAATGCGCAAAATGGCGTGGGCACGCTTCTTTAAAGCGAAAGAAAGCGGCAATGAAGCCGAGGCGGGAAAATGGAAAGGGCTGGCATTAACCAAGAAAACACAACTTAACATAAAAGCGGTGATTCCACAGCGGCAATTTATGGGAGAATCAGAAACACTACGCACGGAATGCCGCAATATAATAACAAAAGAATTAACCAAAATAATTAAAAAGTAATGGAACAACTGTTTATAAACCTGCAAAAACACATCAAGGAAAGTTTAACCGCGATTGTTTGGGTGGATGAAAACTACGGACAATTGCAAACGCAGGAGGACACTTACCCGATACCCTTCCCGTGCGTATTGATAGACACGCCCAGCGTGCAGTGGAGCGACGTGGAGGGTAACAGCCAACTGGGCACCGTTACCGTGATACTGAGCCTGGCTATTGATTGCTATCACGACACGTATGCAGGTAGCGGACAAGAAGCGTATGCCGCCGAAAGGCAGACTATGAACCATGACCTGCACAAAGCAGTGCAAGGATATATAGCAGGTGAGCATTGCGGTAAACTTATCAGGCAGTCCTCCAGGTTTTACTCCCTACCTGGTGCCATAAAAGTGTATGAAACTACCTATACGTGCCCGATAAAAGATATAATTAAGCCAAATTACACGGAAGTGGCAAGGCCTACTATAAAGATAAAACCAAGTATAACATAAAAAAAGCCCCTCTAAAAGAGGGGCTTCAAACATTAATTAACTCTATAACATTGAATCTGCCAACGGTTTTTATTATTTAATTTTGAAGGTATTGTAATAATTAAAACTTATATCTCCTTTAGCTATATTTATTTTATAAGTATTAGGTCTATCTAAGCCTATAAGCGAAATCCGATCACCCATAATATCAAAATAGGCTATTGTACCTTTTTTATATCCACCAAAATTTATTCTTTGCGGCCAATATGACAAAAATAATTTTATTATTAAATCAGTAGAACCCGTTATATTGCATTCTGTAATCGTAATACATTTGCCGTCGTCCGTATCAATATAAGGTTTATTATCCGTTTTCTTTACTTTATAGGAAACTGTTAGATGTTGTTTTCCTGTTGAAACATGAGGTATATATGTTTCAGTAATCAAAGTTGGAGTATTTGAATTTTTAGTTGGCGTTAATTTCATATCATCTTGTAAATACATTGAAAAACGCATATCTGCAAAATTCACATCAAGGCCGACAAATGTAGTAAATAGGTTATTTCTTGAAATTGAGGACAAGTTTAATTCGAGGAGTTTGTAACCTGAAATATGTTGTATAGTTGTATCTTGTTCTTTTTGTGCATTAGAAGCAAACGCAAAAAGGATAGCAAATGATAATAGCAATACTAATCTTTTCATAATAACTTATTTTTTTATATGTATGGATACAAAAGTAAAAACCCTATTGCAAAATACAATAGGATTATAATTGATTTTTTATTGCACAAATTTAATAATAGATTGTGAAATATATGTTTTTTTCATGTTTAAAATAGTTTTAATTGCCGTTTATCATCCGGTTCGGCATCCGGGTGAATGCTAAGATAATCAAAAAAAGTACGTTCGCAGATCGCGTATTGCTTTTTTACAATATTGCGATATATCCACGATTTACACCTGTCTTGTCGGCCTGGCTCGTAATGCTCAGATACGATACGCTGTATTTCAAGTGCGCGCGCTATGGTACTTTTATGTTTGTGCATATCCGGAATTCTTTTTACATTTGTGGTGTCGAGCCACAAAATGCTCTCATTCTTCCGGGGGTGGGGGCTTTTTTTATTCCTTTATATTACCATAATAAAAATTACGTTGCTCATCGGTAAGCAGCTCCGAAAAAACGGGCGGGATAACATCGAAAATACCGGTATCATTTCCAACAGGGAAAGGGATTCTTAACAACCGGGGATTCTCCAGTTCCAACACCCAAGAATCTACAGTGTAAAATGAAAAAGCTTTAGCCTCATCAATAGGCCTCATAGGTCGATAGCCTACCACTGCTACTACGCCAACGACACATCCGCCATTAGCTGACATATCTAAAAAATCGGGTATGTCAAGAAGTCCGGGAACCTCCCAGGGCGCGAGACATTCACCTGCCCTTATCAGAAGGTCGCCCCTATAGTCTATATCTTTGTCTCTTACAAGCAGTGTTTGTTTTCTACTCGCTATTAGTTGTGCGCGTGGGTTATTTATCGTTATTGCTTTCATGTAATTGTGTTTTAAGTTCTTTGTTTAGTATTTTTTCTCGTAGTTTGTTTTTTAGCTGTTTAAAATAGGAAGCCTCAGCGTTATGCCGCCGCCATTTCAGATAGGCTTTTAGAGGCTTCTTTTTCGTAAATCCATGCAGATACAGGTATGCTTCACGTTCTAAATTATCCTTACTCATATTCTTTCTAATGTATTTAGCTCCAATGCTTTTTCGGTTGCCAGTTCGCACCTTGTATCGTTCCATTCTTTCAATGCTAGGTTAAATTCTTTTCCTTGCTTGTTGTCGAGTAAGCTTTGTTTTTTAGGTGGGTCGTATCGAATATCGACTACTAATAACCCGCCTCGGCATTTAGGGGTGGAGAACACGATGCGCACCTTTATGCCTGTGTCCACCCAGTACCAATAACCATAACTCCAGCACCCGCTTACCGGGGCGTATTGAAATTTATCCTTTTCGATAAACCGCCAGTCGGCTGGGATTTCAATTGTTTGAAAGAACTCAAGCGGGGTTTCGTCTTTTATGATAGGCTTTCGCCTCATCTATAAAAAGTATATGTTTGTTCTGCATATAGACATCTATGCTTAGCGCAATAATTTTCAACAGCTTTACGTGTTTTAAATTTTTTCACTTTTTCATTTTCCTTAACTGTTTGAAGGACTTCGTTTGTAAGAACAAGAGGTACAAATTCAGTTTGTGTCATGTATTTTTTCATATCGTTTTTTAATTTTCGTTATTTATAGATACAGTTTTACGCATTCGTGTAGAATACCAAAATTCTACTTCTATTTTTCTTACCGCTAGCACTACGCCTGTTACTGTAATCAAATTCGTTTTCATAATCTCATCTCGTATGGCATTTTTAAGTGCCATTTCTCCTACTTTTTCGGGTTCGAGCTCATCGCTTGGAAATCCGAAAATCCCGGTTATGGTTCTCGTTTCTTTGTCCGACTTAAGCTGTAATGTTACCTGATACATGTTCTTTATTTGTTATTAATAGATTATTCTTTACACTGTCAATCTCGCTAAAAAATGCTTCTTTATCGTTACCAAGTGCGTACTTATAAGCCGCTTGCATGATAGCTTCTACCGTGTTTCTGTCAACCAAAAAATGGTTATTGCCTATTTCGCCCGGATCTACTTTATTAGACTTGCGAAAAAGCTGCCTTGATCTAGAAATCGTTACGTCTGCCATATTCTTATTTTTTTTAGTTAGGTTTTGTCCCTATGGGCGGAATCGAACCACCCATTGAAACCGTTTAGGGTATTATAGCGTGTCTTTTTCCGCTTTTTTTATCACAGATTCGATAATGGCACATATCTCATCCTCATCTTTTCCTAAAACTATTGCTCGCAACGATAGTTTCAGAGCATCAAGCATTTCGGGTGCGGAGGCAATTAAATTAGCCCTTTGTATAGTTTCCTTCTTGTATTCAGATTTTAAACTATTATCCCAGCCATATGGGCAAGCCACAATAGCAATTGGTGTATTATCCGTGTCGTTTCGACGAATCTTAAGATTATTTACAACCTCACGAGTATCACCTTCTCCTATTAAGGTTGGATGATTGAATATTATCCATTTTTCGTTATCCATGTTCTTCTATTTTATGTCGTTCAAATCCATTAGCTATTATTTTATCAATTGCGCCAAGAATAACAGTTCCTTCATACCATTGATACATGCTGTTTAATTTTTAGGGTTAGACTTAAAAAAGGAAAATAAACCTCGTTTTTTAGCCGGCTGTTTTACTCGGATAGCGTACACGGTAGTTGTTTTTTCTTCAAAATCAACATCCTTTAGAAGTCTTTGCCTCGTGTCTGTAGTTCCGATAGGAAGCTCGTCTATGGTGATGTTAAGTTTAAAGCCTTCGAGCAGTGCGCGGTCAAGCCAATCGGCTGTAACTTTTTTGCTGTCAATTTTTGTTTTATTCGTTACTCGTCGCTCGATAGTTAGGTTATCTATCTCAATCGGGTTCGTTATGCCTATCGTTTTTGCATAGCGCAACAAATCTTCTTTGAGCGGTGTTATGAGCTCGTTAAGCTCTTTTACTTTGTTCTGCAACTGGCAGTAACTTTTTGCTTTTCTGTAAATTGTTCTTTTTTTCATAATTATTTAGTTTTAGAAAATTGCTTTAATTGGTTAGTCAGTTCTTTTCTTCTTTTCACTAGCTTATCCCATTCGGGCGAAAAAATACTAATAGCACAAAGTCTCGATCCTATTTTATCAATCTGAGTTATCAGCTCCGTCTTGTTCATCCTTTATTATTTTGTAGTAAATAAGTTTTTTGTCGTTTCTATTATCAAAAGAACAGAAACTGCAAAGCTGATTTTCACACAAAAAGCATTCAGATTCCATACTTGCAGCAAGAAGAAAACCACATTCTACACAACCATATTTATTGTGCTTATCTAACATTACTTCCATTTTCCCTATTCCGTCGTAATTGAATATTTCTCCGACAGGCATTTCAGGAATTGGCTCTCCGTTTTTAAATCGTTGTTCCATTGTATTAATTATTTTCTTGTTGATATTTAATTCTTTCACGTTCAATAGCATCTTTGCGTAGGATGCTTTCCAGTTTCGGTATTAGAGCCTGCAACTCATCGTTTGTCATAGCGTATAGTCGCTTTCCGGCTATTTTATCACTCTCAAGAAATTTGTTTACCGTATTCCAATCCGTTGTATCAATTCCGTGCTTTTGAAGCCGAAGCAACACGGATGAGCGTAACCGCTTTTGTTCTCTGTCTATTTCTTCTGCTTTTGGTTGTGGTACTTTCTTTTGCAAGTCGTCGAGCATTGCCTTGTAACCTAAAGGGTTTTTATCTCTAAACTCACTAAGCGATGTGGTAAGCATGTTGCTATACGTCCAAACAAGCTCCTCCTTGTCAGCCCCCGGAAGTTTTGCCAGTAAGGCAAAAAAACGGGCATGATTGTTTTTTGTTTGTTTCATAATTATGTCCAGTATTCGTTGTACATTTTTTCGTCCACTATCACAAAAGTCCCTTTTTCCGATTCTCGGATACGGCTTTCGCAGGTGAGTTTGAAGCGTTCAACACGCATCTTTACATTTGCATCGTATCGCACATCATCGCCTATCGCGCCCTTGGGGTTTGCCCCTTCCGCCTGCGAGATGAATATAAATAAATGGGTAGCGGCGAACTCCTCTTTTAGCTCATAATAGAATTGTGAGCCATATACTTTTGCAAATACTTGTAAGGAATCCATGAAAACAACGCGGGGCGTTTTGGGGTCGCGCAACCGCGCTTTGAATTGCTCGAAGGTTTCGCCACCGGGCACAAAGAACATTCGCTTTTTCTGTTTCGGATTCAGCCGGGCACGAATCAAAGCATCCTGCAGGGGGTCGCTTAGCCCCTCCTCTTTGCTCCAGTACATTACTTTTTCAAAGTCGGTAAGATATTTTGCCAGCTTCATGGCTGCTGTGGTTTTTCCGTTGCTGGTTTGCGCCCAAATAATCCACACGCCCACGAGGGCGGGGCACCCGATAAGCTTACGCCATTCGCCCTGAAATTCTACCCGCTTAAACTTTATGCTTAACACGGTGTCGGCGTTAAGCAGGCGAACTGCACGTTTCTTTTCTTGTGTGTTTTCCATCGTTTAGAGCTTTTTTTTATCTGTACCCAAAAGGTTGCTACTTTTAATAAAGTCACCGGTTACATTTGGATTTTCCGCCTTTGATATTACTCTAAGGGCATCTACTTCTACTTTTGCACTATCAATAATTTGCTTGGAAATATTACAAACAGAATCCGCCTGTTCTGTTGATGTTGCCCCACTTTTAATTCCTTCGATGCAATCAAACAGATGATTTCGAAGGTCTGCTAATGTTGTATTATCTGCCATGTTTCTTTTGTTTTATGGTTGTTTTCAAAATGTTGTGTACGTGTATTAATTCCAAAAGGCCGGGAACTTTAGCTTCTTTTCTATTTTCTTGATTTAGCTGATCCTTGCGTGAAATCATATATAGATTTTCCGGCGAAAAATTTTGACAATTTCCATCTTTAAACCGAACAATATATCCGGGTGGAATTTCTCCATGTAATTGTTCCCAAATAAGGCGGTGTTTAGCCTTAAACGTGTTTGGTTGAGCTGTCTTTACATATGTATATCCACTTTTTTTAATTATTTCATAACCAACAGGCTTTGTGTTTGCCGGAATAATTCCTTTTTTAAATTTTGTAGGGATATTCTTGGGCTTGGAGAAGAAACCATCTGCTTTATGCAACTTATGTTTATATGCATAATTAACTATTACAGAGTAAGTACAGTTAAATCTTTTAGCTAAAACCTTGTTTTTTATGTTTGGATAAAGGGATAAAAACTCTTTAATCATTTCATCGGTGAATGGATACTTTGTGGTAAACATGATTACAATTTAAAAGGTTAATGTTCATCGGCATATATCCATTCAAAGCCATAAGCATTTTGCTGAGAACCGGACAAGCAGCGGCGAATTGTTGAACGGAAATAGCTCGTTTTCTCCTCTATTTCTTTGAATGAATTCCATTCTTTTATTAAAATTCCATTCAAGTCACATTGCTGTATTTTTTTATCAATTATAGGCCTCGTGCCTAAATCATTTCTAGCCATCCGCTTTATAAAGTCATCCACCGTTAACCGATGGCAGCCCAATAGCCGACCGATGGCACTTTTTGAAATGCCTTTATCCAGCAATTCTTTTATTTCCGCCTCATGCCCGGTTAGCCTTACCTTGTTGCTTCGTGTGCCCCGAGGGCGACCTAATATAACTCCTTCGGCTTTTTTGCGAGCCAATGCTTCTTTGGTGCGTTGGGATATCAGGTTTCGTTCTATCTCAGCTGACAGGCCAAAGGCAAAAGCCAATACCTTGGAATTAATATTATTGCCCAGTTCGTAATTTTCCTTGATGGTGAAAACCTGTATGTTATTTTCCATACATCGGTTTAGAATGCTCATTATTTGCATCAGATTACGCCCTAGGCGAGAAAGTTCCGAAACAATTAAAATATCACCCGTTTTCATTCGATTCAGTAACCCGCCAAACTTTCGGTCTTCCAGCTTTTTCGTAGCACTAATGGTTTCTTCTATCCATTCGCCAATGGGCATATTTTTTTGTTTTGAAAATCCTTCTATCTCAAACCGCTGATTTTCAACTGTTTGCTTATCTGTACTTACTCTTATATATCCGTATATCATTTGTTTAATCGTTGTTTAAACAGTAATTTTCCATATCGTTTTAAAGAACTCGCAGGTAAGAGGCGTTTTAAGTTCTTCCGCCTTTTTCTTTGCCGGTACCAGGTAATCGTTTAGCATACGATAGTCTTTGCACAAATCGCGTAATAGGGCTTGCAGGCTCAAATCGGGGATGTCGTCGAAAAACTCGCTAAAGGTTTCGTAATCCTTTGTTTGCTTGTTAATTTTCTCAATCGGTTCTAGGTAAACCGTTGCGGTACGGAAGCGGCTGCAAAATTGGGGGATGCCTGTACTGTTTTTCTTTTCGAGCATGGTAAGTCGGCTTTCAAGTTGCGATGTGCCTACCATCAATATGCTGCAATAGTCGCGTACGGCATCATATAGCGTTTTGATAGCCCGAAGTACGCCAACGGTAGCGTTTTCGGCCTCGTCGAAAGCAAGCAATACGATGTTATTCATGTCCGCAATGTTGCTTATACGAGCTGCTATATTGCGAATACAAGCGGTATTGGAGGTTCGATATTCCGCCCGAATAACCCGGCATACATCTTTTAGCAAGTCGGCAACCCGATGTTGGCCGGATAGGGTAATGACAAATGTTTTTTTAGGGTTCATCTTTTTAAAACGGGCTAGGGTAAAGGACTTACCGCAACCCGTTTCGCCTATAATCATACCCCTAATAGGCATTTTCTTTGCTTCCGATAGACGGTAGAACATTTCTTTAAACTGTGCCGTGTTTTGCTTTTTCCAGTACTGTGAATCAAGGTCAATATCAAGCACTTGAGCTAAGCGGATAAAATGTATGTCGGAAATTTCAGCCCCGTTGTAATATTCTTTTTTGCCTTGTAATATTTGTTGCAAGTACGATTTATTCACCCCTGAAAACTCGCTCAAGTCAGCGATACTCAAATCAGAATCCGCCATATAGCGGTTTAGCTCCTGTGATATTTCCTGTTTTTTTTGTAGTGTAAGCATTGTGTATATTTTTAAGTGTTAATTTCCAAAATCGACCGATTTACTTATTAAATCAAAGAAGGCATCGGTGGTGTTTTTATTTTCTTTTACCCTTTGTTTTTCCAGTTTGCGAAAATCCGCTTGTTCCTGTTTCACCGTTTCCAAATCGGGCTCGTAATACTCTCCGTGAATAGGACTTACGCTTTCGGGTTGAGCATCAAGTTCAGCAGCTGTTTTATCCACATTTATAATTGCCAGTTTTGCCAAATGCTGTTGTTTTTCCCTTGTCATTTTATCAAACACGGCCTGTTGCTTGTTGAATTCCAGTGCGGCCTGCTCGTCAGCTTCCGTGCGCTCCACTTTTGCCTCGTTGTAGGGTTCTATCGCTTTGCAGGTACAGATATACCGCCCGTTTTGATAGATATACACCTCGTTGATGTCCTTTGCCTCCAAATAATACGCCTGCACGGTAAGACTCTTTAGCTTTTTAATTATTTCCGCGCTGGGTAACGCGTATTTTTTTCCTTGCACCGTAACCCATTGCGAGCGATGTACTGCTGCTTTGTCGCTACATTCGCCCAAATGGAACGCGAGTACCGGCATCGGATGACGGGGCAAATTAGGATTCACGTTCTCAACGAGTACCTCCCAGCGTGTTTTGCCGGGGAAACGATTTTGGTCGGGGTGCAAACTGTTGTTGTAATTATTAATATCCTCCTCCTCGTTTGCAATAATGTCTTTCATCGTGTAGCGGACATTGTTTTTATCTGTGTTTAGCCGGTTTGCTTCCATCCGTGCGAAGGGGCGGCGTTGGAATCCTTCCCGCTTGGCCTGTTGCCCGTATTTTTTTTGTTTAATGAAGCCCTCAGCTCTTTTGCCTTGTGGCATCCCACCGCGCTGAAAAGAAACGAAAGGAAATAGCGTGCCGGCGGTAAGTAGGTCCTCCTCAAAAGAGCCATCCGGGTTTTCTTTCCCGGTCAAGGTGTTAGCTAAATGTTGCTCGCACTCTATTTCAGCAGGAAAACCCCAATCATTGCGAATGCAGAGTTTCATCATATCCTTTAGGGAGTCTATAAGCATATCCACGCCCTTATCTTTTGCATACGCACGGCCTACCACGCAGGTACTAAGGGTGTCAAAAACCTGATAAGCCCAAACACGGGTACCATCCGCCCGCCGAAATGGTACCGCGATGTCGTCCATAGTTAGTTTGCTTAAACTGTATCTTGCAGCATGGCGATGATGAATAGGCCTATTGCGTGAATTCCAAAACAATTCCGAATTTCGACCCTTCTCTAAGGCGTTGGAATTCTCCAGTTTTTTGATGTAATTTTGCACGGTGGTACCACTAATAGAAATAGGATTTCCGTGTTTATCAAAAAAATCTTCCCGGTTAAAGAACTCACCCGTTTTAATATTAACCAAATCAAGCCCTCCACCAAGAAACTGCAAGTAAATGCCGTGCACGCTATTTGTTTCGCCGTATTTGCTCGTCATGTAAGGCTTTGTGTCCATGTAATGAATGGAAAGAAGTAAATCCTCCACCAGTTGCGTTACCTTTTTTGCGTTTTGGCTACCGAAATTTTTATGTATCAGCCCGGCGTACCCATCAGCATTGTATTTTTTGTATTGTCGCTCCAATACGCGTTCGTTTTCTGATAGAGAATGTGGATAAACGGGTGTGCCGTCAGCTGTTTTAAGCTTTCGTAAGTCTTTCACCGCTTCCACCAAACCCGGCCATGGGTTTTTCATTTTTCCGGCAATGATAGCCGCTATTTGTTTTTTCTTTTGTATCGCCAACTTGATAGCGTTAAGCACTTGCACGTTGGTGTAATATTCAGTTTGCACGTCGGCGGGCAATGACTTTTCATAACCTTGTTCGCCGTATGTATATTCAGCAAAATACTTTATCGCCTCGCTATCGGTTTGTATATAGCCTTTCAGCAAATTTTCTTTTATCAACTCGCGGGGATGACAGCCTAATTTGGATTCTACAGCCTGCTTTATGTCTATTCGTAAACTCTCATACTCAACCATTGCCCCAACACCGGAACCTCCACCTCTTACAACCACTTCAATACGACCACGGGTATTTAGCTTATCATAATTAGACTTGCTTATTACGCCGCCCAACTCTGTAGAGTAGAGCCATCGAGCGGCAACACAAATCCTTTTATTTATAAGTCTAAAATATTCGTCCATTATGGTTTGTTTTTTTCCTATCCGGGAAAAATGCTTAATTTTGATTCTTCAAAAACATTAAGCATTATGAAAAATGAAAATTCAAAAACATGGAGGGTAAATGTTGTAATATCATTCTACACTCCATTAGTAGAATTAGGATACAAGACACATTATATCAACATCCTAAAATCGCTTGCAGCTCTCTACGCGCTTGACTTTTCGTCACCTTCCGACCAATCAAAAGAGCAAACGCTTCTTTCCGCTGATAACGGAGAGCAATACAGTTTGCACCTTGTCTATCTCCGCTCGACTCAAGACACCCTAATAGATTCAAAGACTTTTCGTAAGCTTCTGAATGACATGTTCGGCACATCAATTCCTGTAATGAAGCTTCATGCAGATGTTGGTTGCATGCGTTACAACCTTTTATCTCAATTTCCTTTTCCTTGTTAGTTTCCATTATTTTTTCTTTTTAAGGTAATGTTCAATGCTTCGAGAAATTCAGAGGGTTTGGCATAGTCGGTTAAATCCCACGCGGCCAAGGCTCCCATTATTGCAAAAGCAATAAGTATTGCGTATCCTATAATATTCCACATTGTATTAGTTTTTTATAAAATATTCCTTGTCATTTTCATTATGCGCAATAAGTCTTATCCCATTTAAGGGGCTAAATTTCCATCTACAAAAAGCAATAGCTTTTTCAATATTTTCAGCATCAAAAGAATAATGTATTCCATTCATTTTTTCCGTATCAAATACAGCTGTGTATTCATTCATGATTTTATTTTTTTAATGTGTTACGACTTCCGTTTCTTCACTTATGGTTACGGCCTTTACTTCTATACCTCCAAGTTGTAAAGCCATTACCCGTATTTTCTTTTGCAGTGCGGTGTTTTCGCTTCCATTCAGAGCCGTGGAAATGGTAGGATAGCTACAATTAAAAGCCGCTCTTATTTTATTTCTCACGCCCAAATCGACTAAAAGTTTATTTGCCATATTATTTATATATTTGTAATGTGCTTTAATGTTTAAAACAATACAAAAATAAGGATAATTTTCACGATAACAAATTTTATCGTGAAAATTATCACAAAATATTGCAAAATGATTGATAGAATTGCAAAATTCATTGAAAGACAGGATATTAGCGTTAGTGCTTTTGAAAAGACAATAGGAGCTAGCGACGGAATGATACGCCGTGCGATTAAGAATAAAACTGATATTCAAGCAAAATGGATATGCGCAATATCGGATAATTATCCGAATTTAAACTTAAATTGGCTGATAACCGGAAATGGAGAGATGATAATTAATATGGATGTTGATGTTGTTGCAGAATCACAAGCAAAATATGTAAAATCACCTATAAATAATAGGGAAAAAGACTTAGAACAGACCATAGAGGCACAAAAACGGACAATAGAAACGCAGCAGGAAATAATAAACCTCTTAAAAACGCAACTAAGCGAACAAGAACGGGATGCACCCGGTGCCGAGGTTGCAGATGTCGGGTAGTTTCCGGTAAATTTATCCCTCTTTTTTAGTGCTTTTCGGCGCAAATAGGTAAAAAAACGAGAAACACAGCAATAACAGTACTGATATTCAGCTGGTTGAATAGCAAATAAGAAAAAATAGATACACGAAAAAACAGCGTTATAGGTAATTATAACGCTGTTTTTTCGTGTTTTTCATTCGTTTTTATTGCTTATGTATGCAAAAATCAGGTTGTTTTTAACGTGTTTTGTCCGTCCTAGTGTCCGTCCTAGTGTCCATCCAAGATAAAATATACAAGTTTCTGGGTAAAAATAAACCGGGGTGTAATGAAAAAAGAAACGCCCTATATCAACTAAGATTATAGGGCGTAATGTCTGTGTATTATTTGCTGTTTTGCAGCGATTTAAAGGGTTTATTGTGCATTTATAAGCAATTATACCTGAGATGACAACGAGATGTAAAAAAAGCGGCTCAAGTACCGCCCGAAATGCACACTCAATGCACACCAATGTAAAGCTTCATGTACTTTTCTTTTCTTTATTGCTTTATGTAATTAATTGTTATTCTTTGTTTTATGTTTTTAGTGTTGTATCTTTCTTTTTGATGCCCCTATATGAAGATATTTAAATTTTCTATTTTTATCGGTTCTTTGTTCTGGGAGGACAAAATCATGTTTCCTTTTCCTGTTAAAAGCCATCTGGCATTATATTGTGGATAGACTTCGATAATTTTCGACAGCCAGACGCTACTTATATCAGTCCCCTTTAATATACATCGCCCAATTACACCATTCGAACATCCGATGGATTGCTCAAACATTCGTGTGCTAATTTGTTCATTATGAATTATCTTCTTTATGTTCTGAGATTACTTGGGTCGCAAGTTAATTCAAATGGCAATGAAGTATTCCCCACCATTACTTCGGATGGCTATCTTTATTTTAGTAGCGATGGAAGGTCTGGATTAGGCGGTTTGGACATATACCGGATACCATTGTAAGATGCTCTTGCGGGGATAGGAATGTTGGAACACCTTCCATACCCTATAAATAGTTCCGGTGATGATTTCGGATGGACACAGGAAAATTCGGCATTGCAAGCCTACTTTACGTCAGATAGAATTACCAGCGACGATAATATCTATAATGTGAGATATGATGCCGTAACGGCAAAGAAGCAGATACCGACACAGAAAAAGGAAATGCAAATGCAAACATCTGTTTTCCAGGGTTATGTGTTGAATAGACAGGCTATGGAGCCAATGAAAAATGTTACCGTTTTTATGCTTAATAAATGTAGTGGCAAAGTTTTGGTGGCAAAAACCACAGAAAATGGAACATACATCTTCCCTCTAATTAAAGATTGCGATGTTGTATTTAGAGCTGTTGGTCCTGAATTTTCGACAGATTGTTTTCCTCTGAAAGAAGGTAAAATTGGGGAGGAAGAAAAAACAAAAAAAATTCCTCAGGACTTATTGATAGATAAATATCCTGAAAACTTCAAATGGAAATTAAAAAACATCTACTATGATTTTAATCAATGGAACCTTCGTGTTGATGCATATCCGGTACTAGATAGCTTAGTGAAAATCTTGAAAAATTATCCTATTAAAGTTGAATTATCTTCTCACACAGATTGTAGAGGATCTTATCAATACAACAATTTGCTATCCCAAAAGCGGGCACAATCAGCTGTAAATTACATTTTAGCTAAAGGAATCAATAACAAGAGAATCATAGCCAAAGGATATGGAAAATATCGACTTGTCAACCGCTGTGCCGATGGAGTTCCATGCACAGAAAGCGAACATCAAGCCAATAGACGTACCGAAGTTAAAGTACTGGCAAGTGCCACAAAAGGCAATGTTATAAATAATTTTGACCCCTCAATATTTAAGGCCGGTCAAGAGCTGGATACAAATCAACTGCCGGCAAGATTCTTTAGAAATGATGCTACATCCATTAATAGTAAACCAATAAACACTAAATATGAGCTGGAAAAGAAAATAGAAGCGGTAGCAAAGGAAAATAAATCGTTAGGCTTACCTGTGCCGAAAAAAAATATCACAGCCGAGAGTCTTGAAATAAATAAATTTTCAGTGCAAATATTGGCAATGAAAGGAACATTTCTGAATGCCAGAGCTCTAAGGAAATTGCACAACGTTTTTGATGTAGCTTGTGCCGACGGGTTTACACGTTACTTGGCTGGAAAATATAGTACCGAAGCGGAAGCAAATGTAGCCTGCGAAAGAATTCACAAGCTGGGAGCAATGTATAAAAATGCTTTTGTTGTAAATACTCAAGAGCTCAAAATTTTAAGCTCTTCCGAGAAATAAAATACCTGTCTATATTCATCTTTGCAATAATACATTAAATTGTTTTTACATTGGTTGTTGTGCTTATATAAAAGTCTGGCTTGTGATAAGTCGGGCTTTTATTCTGTTTAAGAAATGTATCAAATTTGGTGAAAAATTAATAACTATAAAAATGGAAAAGAAGGAAGTTGAACTTTTCGACTATTACTAAAATACAAAAGGATTTGAAAATTAGCCCTTTATTAATCGGCTCCAAGACAAATACATAGAAAGTCAAACTGATATTCAATATAAACCCTATGGATGTAAAAGATGTCTCAAAGTGTATTCCCTCATATTGGAAACACGTGTTTACCCTGTTTTATGTCGATTCTGATGCGCTGAAATTGATAGACCCACAGATGGATGCTTTAAATGCCAAGAAATTATAAAAAATATTTATCATACAGATGATAATGAGATAAATAACAAATTACTATCATACAGCATTTTAGTTTTTTCTTGTTTGAAAATCTATAAACAAAAAAAATATTTTTTTATGTTTTGCTGAACAACTTTTTAGTAATGTTGTTTTATAGTTACAATCGAAAGAAAAAGATTTTATATGTTTAATATTTATATTTTCTAGGTGTTACGATGAATAATCCTTTTTAACTAAAAGAAGATTGAATTAAATGAATTTTTTATTAAACGTAAAATAATATTTAAGCTTATGTTCCCAATTAATAATAGTTTATATATTTGCACATCAAGTCATCATTAAAAAAGCAGAAAATATTATTTTTTTCGATGCTTATTAAATTTCCCCCAACATGAATATCACAAATTTTAATATTATCAACAATTTCAGCTTTATTAACAATGATTTATTGTTAATAAGCGAATTTATGTTAGAGAGAGAGAGAGAGAGAGAGAGAGACTAACCTAGAGTCATCGCGCGCATATGATACTAAAAATCAAAAAATAAGCAAGAACCCTTTTGTTTTTTTATCCTTATTTTTTTATAGTTTTACCTTTGGTCGACTTTTTGATGTCGTTCAAGGGTTTTTTTGTGCTTACCCATTTTCTACCAAAAGACATTTGATCTCCATTTTGCCGAATCTTCCGGTTGTTCAAGTTCTGCTTTTGCATATATGGATCGGATTTACTCTTTGTATCCAGTCCTGTTTGTTGAACAGAATAAAAAATCCACAAGTTTTTTTTAATTTTCTAATAAAACATCAAACACAATGTTGAGCAAAGTGTAATAAAATAACTAATATGTTATTAAGTATGCTTTTAGCATAATCTAGCATGCTTTTTTCTTAGTCTTTAATGGTTGGCAGACCAATTGAATTTGTTTAAAAAATAGTAATTGCAGGTATTATAATACCCAAAAAGAGTGTTTAATTAATTTCATAACAGAATGAAAAAACATATTACAATGGAAAAAATTCTTCCCCTCTTTCACAAACAACCGGAAGTTGCTTTTTGGCGGGTCGTGTGGGTTTTACTTACTATAATGATTTTCTTTTTTCTCATCGGACTTTATATTTATCTTATAGATGCTTTAATAAGAGCTTGAAATCAATATTGTAAAGAGAAATATACTATTAAAAAATGATAATTAAAACGGCATTTTTTACTCTAATACTTTTGGAAATTATGAAATGCAAAAATATAATACATCTTTCAAAGTCAGACATTTCTAGTCTGCTTTAAACTTCGCCTCTCCCTTTAAAATGATCGTTGGCTGATCCCCCAGCCAACGATCATCCTAAATTGAGGAAAAAAATGACATACGAAGCGTCGCTTTGGGTTAATGTACAGAAAAATCAGGTAACCCCCTTGCTTGGAGATCAAATGGGTTTTACGTTATTCATTAGTCTGTTGTCCTAAATTAACCCAACCTATGTATCCTTTCATATTTAGGAATTGTTAATCCAAAGTGCCGCTTTAGTTTATTGTTACTGAATTATATACAAAGATGCAAAATCATCCGGGGTAAAAATAAAAAGGAGGAAAGCAATCGAAAAATATACTTTCAGATAGCACATTAAAAAGAAATTTAAGATAAAGAAACCGCTTTACTATTATTCTATTCAAGAGAACCCAATAGGGTTTCCCATTTCTGCTCAATGACGATGATATTCAATCATCCAAAATGTTTCCGAAAGGAGATTAAAGAAACTATCATGCTATCAGAGAACATAAAAACATAACTGCTATGAAAAAGTTACTGATTTTTATCGGTTTAATTATTGCCGGAGTAGTACAGGCCTCAAATGTGGATGTGTATGTATCAGGAACCTATGCGGCAGGTTATTCTACATTAAATGCTGCCTTTGCTGCCATCAACGCTGGCACACATAAAGGTTCGTTGACCGTTAAAATTAATGCCTCTACCACCGAAACTACCAAAGCGGTACTCTACCAAAGCGGTTACAACAGCACCTCCAGTTACACCTCTATTTATGTGCACCCCACGGTAAGTGGTTTAAGCATAACAGGTTCGTTAGCCCTGCCTTTGATTGATATAAATGGTGCCGACAACGTGGTGATAGACGGACGCGTAAATGGAACGGGGAGTACCAAAGGATTAACTATCAGCAATACCTCCACTGCTTCCACCGCCGGCACCTCCACCATTCGTTTTATCAACGATGCAAGTGGTGATATGGTGAAGTATTGTACCATTAAAGGTTCTACCCAGGCAACAAACGGAGGCGTGGTTTTCTTTTCAACTGGACTCTCAACTAAAAATATAAATGATACAATAGACAACAATGATATAACTACCGCTGATGATGCCACCCGCCCGGTATACACACTATTTTCAGCAGGAAGTGCATCGTATCTAAACACGGCAATAGTAATAAGCAACAACAATATATACAACTGTTTGAGTAAAACGGCAACAAACTCATATGCCATACACTTTGCCTCCAATAGTACCGCGTGTACCATCTCCGGCAACAGTATATACGAAACCACATCGTTTGCACCAGTCGCAGCTACTACTTATCGATTGATTCATATGGTAGGATGTACCAACCAAAAGGTAATAGGAAACTACTTGGGCGGAAGTGGGCCTCAATGTACGGGCACCTGGGTTAAAACCAATGCTAATGCCAATGGCTTGTATGGTATCAGTTTTAATGGAAGTCTTAATTCGGTACAGGGTAATACTATTAGCCATATTGATTGGAATAATTCTTCAGCCGCATTTCCTAGTTTGTATGGGATATACAATACCACTACGGCTGATATTACGGGTAATACTATTGGAGCAACTTCCGGGCTAGGAGCTATTAAGTTAACTAATGCATCAGGAGGGGGAAGTTTATGGTGTATTTACAGTAGTGGAGGTACTGTATCAAACAACACAATAGGTTCGTTGGAAGCCGCATCTTCTGCTAGCGCTTCAGGCACAGGTTTTTATGGAATTTATGCTAACGTTCCCTTGGCTGCTGCGTTAACAATTAGTAACAATTTAATAGGCCATGCCTCTCAGGCTAATAGTATTTATTGCTCTTCGGCTAGCTCGAGTACAGCACAAACTTTATCTGGTATTTATTGTACTGGTGGAGGAACTGTAACAGTTAGTAAAAATGTTATTGCTAATTTGAATAATGGCACAACCAATACTGAACCATCAACCATAGGATTTGTAACGGGTGTTTCTTGTAATTCCATTGCGGCTACCGTAACAAATAACACAATCCATGATTTAACCATCGCCAATGCCAACGTATTAGATTCAACGGCATCCGCAATAGGAATCTCCTTTAATAACCAATCGTTTAACAATATAGCCACAGGC